CTCGGATCCGTTCTCTTGGTAGTGTGTCTAACCGCGGTAGCCAGGTACTCTAAAATTAAGCTTCGGGATCTTAGCAGAGGCGCATAGTTAGGCTTGTCGTTAAGACATGCCGTCCTTTTTCGCAACCAAGTGTAGATCGCACTTTATAAAACAATGTATCCTCTTATTGAGCTCTTTTTAACCTAATTAATTATATATGCAATTTAATCTCATTAATTATAATTTTACAATGACGCCGCTACGCAATTTAATTACTAAAGCTTTAGAAAGATACTATTTACGTACAGAAATGTTGGAGAGATATGTTTTGGAGGTGGAAAGGATTGTTGGATTGTTTGCAAACATAAAGTGTTCTGTTGGATTGGAAGGTATGTGTGTTGCAACCGTTGTTTATGTTCATTCGCATTTACAGAAACCAATGTCATATATGGCTGCTGAAATTTGTCATGATTTTCAAGATCTAGAAATTTTTTCTCAGATAAAAGGATTTGTTGCACAGAGTGGTGAAACTGAGTGTAATTGGGTGCGTCAGTTTAAAGCTCTTTATAGCGAGTTTAAGATATACCGTGACAGTACATTTGCATCAAGTGTTACCCAGTTATTAAATTATATAGTTTCAATTGGTTTATGCAATGCATCCCAATTAACATTCTCTGCTGGAAATTTACAATTATTTGCTCCTATTGCTTACAGCAATCAGATATCAGCTAGCTCCTTTGCTGATGCGATAGTTCGAACAGTGTGTGCTTTTTTGGAAGGTGGATATCGAGTGTATACTACTGGACAATTAAGTGCATTTTTCTACTGCGAGAATGAGATTGTTGAATTTGAGAGAAAGTATGCCATTTGTAATGATTATGCGGGTTATATTAGCACTGGAAATCTGTTAGAAATGAAACAAGTAACAGATGACGAATATATGGATTTGATAAGTAAAGCTATTGAAATGGGCACAAAGTTATTGGAGTCCATGATATTTAAGAAAGACAAGAATTCACCTGAAAAAGCTTCATTAGATAGGAAGCTTTTCAGTTTGCGCAATTGGCGATCAGACTATGAACAGAGTAAAGTGCGAGGTGACATGCGTGAGTCACCTTTTGCTATTTCTTTTTATGGTGAGTCTGGAGTTGGAAAAACAGCTTTAGCCAGTGTTAGTATTACAACAATTGGATTATATAATAATATAGATGTGTCG